AGACTCAAGCGCTCAAGATGCCGGGGTAAGGCAACAGCTTCCTCCCGCGGCTAATTATTCTGTGCCGATTGTTTATGGGGATGCTTATCTCGGTGGAACCTTTGTCGACGCGGTGTTGTCTACCGATCAAAAGACAATGTATTACGTTCTTGCCATTTCCAGTGTCAGCAACAATGGACAGTTTTCTTTTGACACGACTGATTTTTGGTACGGTGACCGGCAGATTACTTTTGACGGAACAGATCCGACTAAAGTTGTATCTCTGACTGACGGCAGCGGCAACCCTCAGACAAACATCAACGGTTACATGTACATCAACTTGTACACATCGACCAATGCTGGAGTCATAACATCAATCAACGGATCTGCTCCCAATGTTGTAATGGGTGGATCAGACATCGACGCATCACTTCGCTGGCCTGCAAGCGGTAGACAGATGAATGGATTAGCGTTTGCAATTGTCAAACTTATTTACAACAGAGACGCAGGAACGACGGGATTAGAGCCCATTACTTTTAAGTGCTCTCAATACCTAAACGGAACCGGCGCGGCCAAACCCGGAGATGTCTGGTACGACTACATGACCGACACGCGATATGGCGCAGGCATGACGGGTCTAGTGGACTCTGCCAGCGCGGCAACGCTCAACACTTACTCAGATACGCTCATTTCTTACACGAACTCATCTGGAGGCACGAGCAGTCAGGCGAGATATAGGATCAACGGTGTTGTTGATACGGCTCGACCAATCTTAGAGAACGTTGAGCAAATCATTGAGGCTTGCGATAGTTGGATGACCTACAACGCTGCCTCTGGTCAGTGGTCAATTGTCGTTAATAAAGCCGAGACCTCTAGCTTCTCTTTCAATGACACAAATCTAATCGGTGACATTCGGGTCAGCACGACCGACATCAATCAGCAGATCAACCAGATTGAGATTGACTTTGCTAGTAAGGAAGCGAGAGATCAGCCCGACATCGTGTTTGCAGAGCTTCCAGCTGGTTCGCTTTACGCCAACGAACCGAGGAACAAAGAGACCTATCGGCTAGAGATGACCAACGATTCGGTTCAGGTCAAGTATCTTGCCAATCGTCGGCTTTTGCAGAGCAGAGAGGATTTATTAGTTTCGATCACTGCCGCTTACCCTGCGATTCAAGTTGATGCGGGTGACGTTGTAGATATTACAAACTCAGACTACGGCTGGACTAACAAGCTCTTCCGAGTCATGAAAGTCAACGAAGCGACAACACCAGATGGCAACCTCGGCGCAGCACTAGAGCTTACGGAATACTCGGCAACGGTTTACGCAGATCCGACTGCGGGATCAATTAGCCAATACACGCAAGCTCCAGCATCTGGCATTCCTTCTTCTCAATACATCTCAACTCCGGGAACACCATCGCTTTATAACACGCCACCATACGCGCCAGCTCCTTGCGCTGACCCTCCGGTATTTAGTATGGTTGCTAGCGTTCCGGCGACCGGTCGAGTGTTGTTGATGTCGCTGTATTACACGACAGTTGCAACCCCATCTTCATCAGATTGGAACCTCATTAAAACCGCGAATACGCTTGATGGCAGCCCTTACAATCCATTAGTTGATCAAGTCTTTACAAATCTAACGCTTCCATCCGGCACATATTATTTCCGGGTTATTGCTAGTAACGGATCGGCTTCTTCTGTTAGCGCAACATCAGCGGCAGTTGTATGGGATACAAGCGTTAGAACGGTGAGCCTCACTTCCACTGCCGTTCAATTTATAACCTCCTCTGCGGGTGTTGTATCGCCTTCTACAATCACATTTACAGCGACGAGCACCTTTACTAGTCCAACGTGGCAATGGCGCGTAGACGGCGTTTTACAGGCTTCCACAACTAATACTTTTGTACTGCCTGCGTTTGCGCCTAGCACTGCAAAAACAGTCTCAGTGACGGCAAGTCAAAGTGGGTGTTCGGCTACAAACTCGATGGTGATTTCTAGCATCCGCGATGGGTTGAACGGCCCGACCGGGCCCACGGGCAGCGCTGGTCCCACGGGGCCCACAGGGGCTTCGGGCAGCGGACCGACAGGGCCCACCGGAGCTACGGGAGCCTCAAGTACAGTGCCCGGTCCCACGGGCCCTACCGGGGTGCAGGGGAATACCGGACCGACCGGCCCTGCCTCGACGGTTGCCGGCCCGACGGGGCCCACCGGTGCTGCGTCAACTGTGCCGGGCCCAACCGGGCCCACGGGCGTTATCGGGCCGACCGGCCCAACCGGGGCAGCATCCACCGTGGCGGGGCCCACAGGGAGTACCGGCCCGACCGGCCCGACGGGCAGCGGAGCGACTCCCGGAGGATCAAACACCAACGTTCAATTCAACAACTCTGGTGCTTTTGGGGGCTCAAATAATTTTGTCTGGAATGGCACGAATGTAGGCATAGGTCTTTCTTCCCCATCCTACAAACTTCACACCTATGGCAGCGGAATTTCTGGCGGGATATTTATTGAGGACTCTGATCCTAATAGTGCTAGCCCCGTTCTTGTTGTCAGAGGCAATCGACTCGACAACAACAACAGCCAGAGTTTTAGTGGCGGCGTGGTTTTAGAGCATTTCAACTCTAGCGGAAACGGTTTGATCACTGACAACACGCTCGGAACCATCTACTTTGGCGGGAATTACAGCTCCACCCAATTCACTTATACAGCAAGCATTTCTGCTGTAGCAGAGGCTAATTGGTCGACAACAAGCAATGCCTCGACAGGGATTGCGTTTTACACCGGATCAACCGGCAACGCTATCGGCACAGCCAACATTTACTACGGCACAGAGAGAATCAGGATAAGAAGCGACGGCAATGTCGGTATCGGAACCACTGGGAACTCATCAGCAAGACTTTTCGTAAAAGGCGCGAATACATCCTCATCAAGTTATTCTCTTTATTGCGAGCCTGCCGGAGCTGCTCCGACCTTTTATGTTGCTAACGATGGTGTTGTTTGTACGGGCGCTGAAATTGGCTCACCTTACAACAACACGACTTCCAATGCAGCAAATGTTTATGTTGCATCCAACGGCATACTTTACAGATCAACATCCTCACTCAAGTACAAGCAAGACATTCAGTCCGCCACATTTGGCTTGCAGGATGTTCTTAATCTGAGGCCGGTTACCTTCGCGCAAAAAAACGATCCTTCTGGCAATCGTTTCGCGGGATTGATAGCTGAGGAAGTACATGCCGCTGGCCTCACGGAATTTGTGCAGTATCACGAAGGGCAACCAGATGCACTGCATTATGCAAATATGGTTGCGCTCTGCATAAAAGCGATTCAAGAGCTAACAAAACGCGTAGAGGAGCTCGAAAAGAATGCTTGATTGGACAATCCAAAAGATGGAAGTAAAGCCACAGGAAGGCTCTTATACGGATGTCGTTGTAACGGCTTACTGGTGTTGCTCTGCAAGCGATCAGGGGTTTGTTGCAAATCAATACGGCTCGGCTTTATTCCCTGCTCCTACTTCGTCATTTACACCTTACCCCGACCTCACTCAAGAACAGGTCTTAGGATGGGTTTGGCAAACAATCAACAAGGCACAGGTCGAGGAAGAAGTTGAGAGACAGTTAAATCAACAGATCAATCCTCCTCTTGTCCCACTACCGCTGCCGTGGTAAAGTAAAAAAAACACGACAGCCCATCGTTCTGCTGGGAGTGCCTAGCGAACGTCACTTACCGAGTAGAGGGAAACGTGGCCGTCTTTTCAAAAAACACCCTGACGCAGGTCAGTGGTTTCGACAATCAAATCATTGCCGGTGAACTGGTTTACAACCAGCGGACATATTGGAATCTCACTCTCAATAACTCCGACGGCACACCTAGAAATTTATTCGGCTCTACGGTTACGAGCCAGATCATACGGCGACAGCTCTCAAATGTTAGAGACTCGCGCTACGGCCTCACATTTGACATAGCCGATTACACGCCAGAGCCCTCACCGGTTAATCTGACGATTACTAATCAAGATCTCCCTAACGGCTCTTTCACGCTGGTGATTGATGAGTCGGCGTGGTCTGTCATGTCGACGGATGTTCAGCTCGACATCAACGCGAACAACCCGGTTGGGTTCTCTGGGAATATCAAAATCGCTATTCCTGCAAGCGGATCAACTCCGGGGCAAGATCTCATCATCTTCTTGTTATTCCTTGTTAGGTCTGATGGAGTCACAAATTGAGCACGACAGTTACCTCCGCTAATCAGATCACGCTTGTCGTAGATCAGGGCGTTATCGGCCCAACCGGACCTGCCGGTGCAGCGGGCGGACCAACGGGCCCCACGGGCTTGCCGAGTACAGTGCCCGGACCCACCGGAGCGACGGGGCCCACCGGCGCACAGGGGGCTGGCATCACCATCAAGGGAACGGTTGCGACAGTTGGCGACCTTCCTTCGTCTGGTAATACTCCCGGCGATGCTTATATTGTTCTGTCTAACGGTCATCTTTATGTGTGGAGCGGATCTGCGTGGGGCGACTCCGGTCAGATTGTCGGCCCGACAGGACCCACGGGCGCTCAAGGGGTAACAGGACCCACCGGGGGAGTCGGACCCACCGGGGCGGCATCCACGGTAGCTGGACCAACCGGACCCACCGGGGCAACGGGCGCAGCATCTACGGTTCCCGGCCCGACCGGAGCTCAGGGGAATACAGGCCCTACTGGCGCTGCTTCTACGGTTCCCGGCCCGACGGGCCCGACCGGCCCTGCCGGTGGTGGTGGAAGCGCGATCACGGTTAAAGATGAAGGCACGACGCTTACTACGAATGTCACATCGTTTGACTTTGTAGGCTCAGGAGTCACTGCAACCGCAGTCGGTGATGCTGTCACGGTTTCAATCACTGGCGGCACTGGGGCGACCGGACCCACGGGGCCCACCGGGGCGGCTTCTACGGTTCCGGGTCCAACCGGCGCTCAGGGCAACACCGGCCCAACCGGACCCACCGGGGCGGCAAGCACTGTGCCCGGACCCACCGGTGCTCAAGGAAGTACCGGAGCCACTGGGAGTGTTGGTCCGACGGGCCCCACGGGGCCTGCAGGGGGCGGTGGAAGTGCTATCTCGGTCTCAGATGAGGGCACTCTTCTTACCTCTAACGTCACATCTTTTA